ATACTCGCTTAAAAGCAGGTAATATCGATGCAATGGCACGTATTCAAGAAGATTCGTTTGTTGCTAATGGAAAAGCTAATGCTAACGATCTTGTTGCTGGAGACGACTGGTGAGAAAAAAATAATTAATTTTGAGGGGGGCTCTAATGTCCCCCTCATTTTTTTATGAAAGAAATAAATCTAAATTCAATAGTATTTAATAGTCAAATTACAAGAGAAGATATTCTTAAGTATGTAACCCAAGAAGAGATTTATTCTTTTTATTTAGGGGAAGATATTAAACATTTGGGTATATTTCATAGCCCTTTACGAGAAGATAATATTCCTTCTTTTGCATTGTATTTTCATAAAATTGATAGAAATATCTTAATGTTCTATGATTTTGCTACTAAAGATTGTGGTGATTTTTTGGTATTAGTAATAAGACTCTTTAATTTGAGTTATCCAGAAGCACTAAAGAAAGTAGCGTATGATTTAGGATTGTCTAGTTTTAATATAGATGCTTCTAAGCAAGTTGTACAATATACTAGAATAGTACATAAAGATAAAGTTAAGTTAGGAATTAAAACTAGGCCTTGGAGTAAGAGAGATCAGCAATATTGGTCTTCCTTCGGCATTAAGAAAGCTACTTTAGAAAAGTTTAATGTGCATGCTATCGATTATGTTTTTTATAATGATACTGCTGTTAAAACTAGTGAGTTAGCTTATGCTTATGTAGAGATAAAAGACGATAGAGTTAGTTATAAAATCTATCAACCTCTAGAGATTAAGATTAAAAAATGGATTAACAATGCAGATTATTCTGTGCATCAAGGATACATGCAACTTCCTGAATCAGGTGACTTACTAATTATAACTAAATCCTTAAAGGACGTTATGAGTATTCACGATTGTTTAGGTATAGCTGCTATTGGCTTACAGTCAGAAAGTGTTATGATGAAGGATTCTGTAATGGATGAATATAAATCTAGATTTAAGAAAGTAATTTGTCTATTTGACAATGATGAAGCTGGTAAGAAATTATCTAAGAGCTTCACTGAAAAGTATAATATTCCCTACTTCTTTGTACCTGAAATGCCTAAAGTAACTGACTTCAGTGACTTAGTAAAGGCCCTAGGTACTACAGAAGCAGTAGATATTATCAAATTAAAAATTAAAAACTATGAGTAGAGCAGACACATTAAGTAAAACTAGTAAAGATTTAATGATGAAAGAGCCCTATTACGGGTTCTTTCTCATTTTACTGAATAAATTATGGAATGCAAGAGTACCCACGGCTGGCGTTAGTAAACAAGGAATCAATTATCAATTGGTTATTAATCCTACTTTTTGGGAAGAGTTATCTGAAGAACATAGGCTAGGCCTTCTAAAGCATGAACTACTTCATATTGCATTTGGGCACCTTGGTATCTTTTTTAAATTTGCTGACAGGAAACTAGCTAATATAGCTATGGATATGGAAATCAATCAATATATTGATAATTCTTGGCTTCCTGGAGGAAATTATACTAAAGAAGAGGTTAATGCTATCAAAGAAGAAGTAATAATTGAAATAGCTGCAGCCAGAGAAAGAGATGCTCCTATAGAAGAAATAAAAGCAATTGCTAGTAAAATTCCTTTTAGAGGAATTATGATTGATGATTATGAAGAATTAAATCTTGATACTAGAGCAGGCTGTCGTTATTATTACGATATGCTCAAAGAAGCTAAAGAAGAGAAGGATAAGAACGGTACTAGTGGCAGTGATGCATTTGATAAACTATGTGACCAAATGGAAGGTGACGGAGATGCTAGCGAGGGTAACGGTTTACCTGACCATAGTACTTGGGAAGAGTTTGAAAATTTACCAGAAGCTGAACAAAAGCTTATAGAAAAACAAACGCAAAGATTACTTTCTAATGCTAAAGAGCAAACTCTTAAGAAGCAAGGACATGTTCCAGGAGAAATGGACGCTTTGATTAAATTAGATGCATTAGTGCCTCCTAAATTTAATTGGAAAGGATACATCAGAAGATTTACAGGAGTTTCTACTAAGATTTGTACTAAAAAAATTAGAAGAAAGGAAAATAAAAGATATGATGGTAATCCTGGCCTTAAGATTAAGATGAAGCAAAAGATGTTATTAGCTATAGATACTTCGGGATCTGTAAGTGATAGTGAGCTTAAAGAATTCATGAATGAGATACATCATATCTATAAAGCTGGAGTAGATATTACTATAGTGCAATGTGATACTCAAATTACTAGTGTTAAAGACTACAAAGGTAAATTTGAATTAGAAGTATCAGGTAGAGGAGGAACAGAGTTTGATCCTGTGTTGGAGTATTTTATGGAAAATAGACAATTTACAAGTTTAATATATTTCACCGATGGTGAATGTAGTACATCTATGAAACCTTCAGGAAAAATACTATGGGTATTGTCAGAAAGATCAAACCTGAATGAAAGTCTTCCAGGTCAAGTAATAAAATTAGAACTTTAAAAAATTAAATATGAGTCAAGTAAAATTAAATGTAGATGAATTAAAAGATTTTGTTAAGCATATTGTAAGCAATAATCAGTTTATCCAAGCACAAGGTAAAGTACCAGTTACTGTAAATATAGCTGGAGATGCTGGATTAGGTAAAACCTCTGCAATATTGCAAGTAGGGGAAGAGTTAGGATTAAATGTTGTAAAACTAAATCTGTCTCAATTAGAAGAATTGGGAGATTTAATAGGTTTTCCTGTTAAAGAATATAAAATTAAGAATGCTGAAGGAAAAGTATCCTGGATTACTGAACAAGAAATTGAGTTGGCAGGACAAAAAGGATATAAAGTAGTAGACAAAAGAATGTCGCATGCTGCTCCTGAATGGATTCAAGGCAAAGGTGAAGGCGGTGTCTTAATCTTAGATGATTTTACACGTGCGGATTAACAAAATATGTAGTCTATTAGTGTTAGTGTGGATAATTTAAGTATCTTTATGATATGAAAAAGTTAAATACACAGACTCTTAAGACAGCATTAAAGTGTAAAGGAATCTACAAAATTAAAATTAATGATAAAGAGTACATTGGTAGCTCTTGTAATATTGGCCAAAGATTAAAACATCATTTGTGGTCTCTTAACAATCAAAAACATCATAATAGAACAATGCAAAATTTATACAATAAATATGGCAAAGAAAAAATTTACTTTGCTATTGTAGAAAAATGTATAGAAGACGTTTTAATTGAAAGAGAAGCTTATTATATTAATACTCTTACTCCTTATATAAATCATATATTAGATCCTCAAAAAATAGTGAGAGATCAAGTATATAAAAATAGGATAAGTAGTGGATTAAAAAATGCTTACACAAATGGTTTAAAACCTCATAATCTTAAACCAGTCCATAAGTATTCACTTGATAAAGGTGAGTATTTAGAAAATTTTGAATCTTTTACAGCGGCTGCTAAATCTATTAATACTAAATATATTAATAGTATAAAAGCAGTATGTAGATTGCAACAAACTTCTGCTGGAGGATTTGTTTGGTCTTTTTATAAAGCTCCTTATGTGCTTTTAAAAACTAAACAGTATAAGTTAGAACCAGTATTACAATATACTAATGATAATATTTTTATCAAAAGATGGGAGTCTATAACTCAAGCAAATAAGGAACTTGGTATCTCTAATATTAATAGAGCAATATCTAAAGACTTAACTGCTGGAAGTTATAGATGGAAAAAAGCATAAAGCGGGTGGTCCGCAATAAATCATGTGAATTCAGGGGATCTCCAGAGATGGACAATCCTGAGCCAAGCCTTATAGGGATATAAGGAAGGTGCAACGACTAGTGTATGGAGTCTAGAACAGACAGTAAAACACCAAGAGCGCATGACACATAGAAATATGTGATGATATAGTCTGACCTGTAGATATAATCTAAAAGAAACTACAGAATTATAGGATAAAGAGCCTATAAGTTAACAATAATGCACCGCTTTATGCAAGCAGTAATGGAAATCTGTGATAGACAAGAATATGTTTCTTGGAAATTACCTAAGAACTGGCATGTAGTATTGACTACTAATCCAGACAATGGTGATTACAATGTAACTAGCTTAGATGTTGCACAACAAACTAGATTTATTAGTGTTGAGTTAAAATATGATGTAAATGTATGGGCTCGTTGGGCAGAAGCAGTAAACATTGACGGTAGATGTATTAATTTCATGTTGATGAATCCTGAATTAGTAACTCAAAAAGTTAATCCAAGAAGTGTAACTACTTTCTTTAACTCTATTAGTTCTATTCAAAAGTTTGAAAATGAATTACCGATGATTCAAATGATTGGTGAAGGTTCAGTTGGAGACGATTTTAGTTCTATGTTCACTATGTTTATCAATAATAAATTAGATAAGATAATTTCTCCTGAAGATATTTTAACTAAGGATGAAGGATATGTATTTGGTGTTCTTAAGGATATGATTGGAGAAGATGACGAGTTTAGAGCAGATATCTCAAGTGTAGTTGCTACTAGAATTATTAATTATTCTATAAACAAAGCGTCTACGGGTCCTATTTCTGATGGGATTATTCAAAGATTGTCTACAATAACTACTGAGTGTAAATCTTTTACTGATGATTTAAGATATTATATTATCAAAGAATTATTGAGTGGGAACAAGCCTAAATTCAGTAAAATAATGTTAAACCCAAAAGTCGCTAAAATGGCTATAAAATAAAAAAATATGGACAATTTTTTAATATTTGAAATTGATAATTATTCAGCACAATACGATGGGAAAGGTAATCTAGATATACAAAGGCTTGGAATAAAAATAGATACAGGAGTAGCATTAAATAATACAACTAAAAATAACATTACTATTTCTCCTGATGAATATATTCCTAAGATTGGGGATAAGTTATACTTTTTACCTGGAGTAAATATTCCTAGAGTAAAATTAAAAAATCTTATTCTAGATTATAATGTTACAATAGTTAAAAATGTCAAAGATGCTACTGCAATATTTGGTAGTAAACATTCTATTAGTAAAATGATGACTACTAAGTGGTATTATTCTCTTAAAACAGAAGACTTTAAAGAATGTTATCAAGCTCTTAAGCCTCATTTAGATTCTAGAATTATTGATAATATAGACACTGCTTTAGAGTTTTATACAGGAGAGTGGATGCATTCAGATTGGAATAGTATTACAAAAATTTGTGATAATGACTTAAATGTTTATAAGACACTTATTATAAATCCTGGAATTGTTGCTGAAAGTAATCGAACTTCTAAGTATTTAGAGGTTATATCTGAAGAGTATTACAAGGTATTATCTGATTTAGAAGGTAGAGTTATTTTAAGTGACGGTAGTTTAGTAGATAAATTAAATGGAGATCAAGCAATTGTAATTAATTCTGAGGTTTATGATCAGTTAGACCAAATGCTTACAAGTACAGATGAGGATAATCATATACTTGCTATGGAGATAATGGCTAACAGTAATTACAAACAAAGTCTTCTCTATATGCATCTAATATTTAAGGAACACTATCGTGAAATTTCCAATTGTCACACTAAAAATCATGTAAACTTTAAGAGTTTACTGGCATATTTAGGCAAGGATAATTATTCTTTGCAAAGTAGCTTAGATACTATTGTTAAAAGTTTAATTGAAAAACAAGTTTTAACTGAAGAAATGTTAAATATTTTACTAGACAAGTATTCTATGGAGATTACAAACAGTGGAGATAACACATTCTTTAAAGTTAAAAATATTACTGTAAACGAAGAAGTACTCTTAACTATTAATTCAAACTATGAATATAGAATAAGACCTGAATTTATTCCTACAGTAATTGAAGAAACCGTAGCGGAAACTTCCGCTATTACACCCGAAAGCCTACAATGGCTATAAAACAACGATTATGGTAAGTGAAATTAAATTAGAATTTCCAGAATTTATTACTCATATACCGCAGAATAAAAAAGTGTGGATAAAGATTGGTTATAATAAAATCCATGCCTCTGTGCATTTTTCAACAAGAGCAGCCCTAGTGGCTGCTATGCACGGTTACATAGAAAAACATATTCCTGAAAATCTGACTATTCAGGGGCCTATAGAGACTATTCTCACCGTATATGCTCCTGTAAATTTTGGTAATATGAAAATGATTTTGGATAAAGAAACAGGAAGAAGAAAAGTAAGTTGGAAAGCAGCGCCCATAGACTATAAACCTAATTGGGATATAGGCAACTTGGCTCTAA